TGCTGAATCTGTGCCACTTGATTAAACTGTGCTTCTACCTGCTGTAGTGTCTGTTCAAGAATCTGATAAGCTGTAGTGTTGATAGGGCTGTCACTTATTTTTTGTTGTGCCTGTACTGTCTGCTCCAAGCTGTTATTTAACAGTTCTACCTTTGTTTCTGTGCCTGTGATCTCTGCATTAAGTTTAGCTAATGCGTTAGCACTTTTCTCACTTGCCAGACCTGTTCCACCTGTCAGCTTTCCAGTCTTAGGCAGTCCAGTGTTTCCCGCTGTAGATGTTTCCAACTGCTTCTTTTTTGCAATCAACTGTTCATATTGCTGATCTAGTTTAGCCGCGGCACTCTCCATTGCTTGAAACGCAGGAGAAGATGTTGCACTCTGATTTCTGTTAAATATATCCATCTGTGCTTTTTCTAACTCTGCAAGCTTCTGTCCTGTACTTTCTATAGCTTTATCTAACGTATCTAGTGCATTAGATTTAATATCTATGCTTTCTAGCTTCTTTTCTGCCTGTGCGGTCTTTTCCAGTTCCTCAGCCACAGTCTTTGCTTTTTCTTCGACAACATCCATACCTTTTATATCTGGTGCTTTTATACCGCCACTTATGGCTTTTTCCATTGATTTTCCAATGGTTTTTACTTGATTTGATAAACGTTTTAAAAGGGATGCAATTTCTTTCACACTTGCTTTTGCTTCGGTCGTATCAATTTCTGTTTTGATATAAATACTTCCATCAGCTTTTTGTGTAGCCATTCAATCACGCCCCTTTCTGTCCATTAAGAAGTGCATTAAGACGTTCTCTTTCTGCTAATTCTTCTTCGGTGTATTTAACATCTAAGTCAATCAAATTTTTGTTTTCTCTATAGAAATCACGTTCCCAATCATCAAGTTTCTTTCCTTTCGCTTTCTTCATGCGAACATTAAGAATCTGTGAGAAAAGGGATTCTCCAATTTCCATATAAGCACCTAAAAAAGTCCACCAGTGTAAATACTGCATAGCTCGTATTTCTTTTCCAAGTACACGGTTAACAGATGGGATGATAACTGGTGCATCATGTTCCCAATCCATCACATGAGGTTGTTTCTTCCCATCATCTTTGATACCCATGTCAATAAATTCGATGGCTTTTTCAATAGCTTCTTCATAGTCTTGCGGTGGCATATTATCAAAATCAATGTATAAAATGGTAAGAGCAACAATCCACTTTTCATCGTTCTCAAAGTCTGGGTCATTAAATGTTTTTAAAATGTCCAGAACTGCACGAAAATCTGTGCGTATTTCATAATCTATGCCACCAACTACTATGGATAATGGAAGTTCCCAAACTTCCATTATTTGTGATATTTAGACGTTGCCCTTTTAATCTTCGCCTGTTTCTTCTTAATTCTCTGGTCTGTTACCTGCTCAATAATATCTGCGATTTCCACGATAATGTTCTCGATGAAGAAATCTCCGCTTTCTGTAAGAGTTAATGGATTGCAAATAGCAAATACAGACTTAGAAGCTTTAGAGTTAAGCAAGTAATCAATCTGCCCCTCTAATTTGTCAGAAAGTTCTAAGATATCCTGCTCTGTAGCATCCTCTGGAAGTTCCATCTTTTCCAAATTAGCAACAACTTCTTCGTATCTTCTTACGATATTTAAATCAACTGGGTTGAATGGAAATCTTCCGATTTCCTCATCATCTTCATTCGTTAAAATTACATTTAATGCCCCAGTTTTGACTTTTCGTCTAAGTTCTTCCATATCCTGCACTCCTTGTTATGATAAAACTGCTTTGCTGTTGTCTTTTAAGTCCTGTGTATCACTTTCTGAAAATGTTCCAGATGTTAAGTTGTAAGTACCCTTTTTGCGGTTTCCTGCGTAGTTAACTGTAAATGGAATCTGGTAACCACTTGTGTCTCCACCGTAGGATGTTGGAACAATATAACAATCTTCTGCGTATGCTTCATAAGCTCCGCTTGATGCTTCTTTCCATAGGTGTACTTCTACCGCGGTAGTTTTCAGATTATCGTCTTTGTAACGATTATCAATGATCTCCTGCAACTTCTGACTTAATGTGCTGTCAGCTTCTGCATAATAAGGGTCGGCTTCTGAAGAAACCTCATATCCGTTGTGTTTAAATGTAGATTCTCCGATAATATTTTTACTTGTTTCTGTATCTGGATTAAGTTCGACATTGTACTCTTCTAAGTCTTTTCCAAGACGTTCATAGGATGGTGTTTTACCACCGCACAAAGAGCCTGCATCTAAGAAATGAGCCATATACTTACGGTCAATTTTACCTGTTGTAACTGCCATTATGATTCTCCTTTATCTTTTCAAGGTCAGTGATCTACATCCTGTCGTAGACCAGTTAATAGTTAATTTATTTATCTATCAAAGTCGTTTTGATATCGGGCAGAAATATTGATAGCCCAATTCTCAGACTTGTTTTCGTTTATACTGTCCAAATATGCAGGTGTCTGTCTGTCAATCGTTAAAAACTTTCGATTGCCTGTCAGCACTGGATATTCTTCTAGTTTATATGTGTTGTTTTTAATTGTGATTGTTTGCTTTTCTAACCATTTACCAAGGTTATCCAACCACTCTTTAATTTCTGCTTTCCTCTTTGGTTTTGTACCGCTTGCACGATGTATCACACAAAACGGATACAGACATACCTGTGTGACGTGTCCTGTGATACTCTCTTTTTCTGATTCAATCACTGCACCGCTTACTGGGAACATTGCTTTTCCGCTTGCATCATCTAATGTAGAAAATGCAATTTCGTCTCCCTCTCTTAATTCTGGGAATTGATTTACCAGTTCTTGCAATGCTGTTGTGATCACGTCAAAACCATCAATGTCGTACTTGACTGGTTTCTTTTCTTCTGCCATTAACTTCCTCCTGCCTGCTTCTTAACATGAGTAACCCATGCTTTACCGTGATTCTTCTTTGCTGTTTCAAACCATTTTGGAGTTGCTTTTGGATTCTGATAACTTAAGTCAACTTTTGCGTTTGTATGCCCTGCAAATTCAGTGACTAATACTTTCTTAGCACCTTTTCTCGCCCATGGAGACCCTGTTAATTCGTCAACCATACCTTTACCATAGTACAAGAAACGTCCCATCGGTCCAGTACCTGCACACACCATTCCAGTACCTGCAAGAGAAGCACTTTTTGCTCTCGTTACGTTAATGAATGTACCTGTTTCATGTGGCATATATGGGACCATATCAGTCATAACTTGACTATCTAACCAATATTGAGCACTTTGTATTTGTTCATCGAATCTCGCCAGACTGATATTAGCTCTCATGTTCTGTGTATTCACATTAACATTTCCTAATTTCTTCTTAGCCATATATAACCACCTACTTAGCCATTACCTCAAAGTGCGGGATTATGTCGTAAAAGGCACTTCCAGTTATTGCAAAGACATAATCATACTTAAGTTTCATTTCTTCATAGAATCCGTCAATATAATCATCCTCTGCAATCGGTTCTTCATTCTTCCATTCGCCAACGATAAAGAAATCAAAACTATTCGCCTTAGAACTAAACGTAAGTGCTTCTGACAGCTTATCATTCGTCTGTTTACACCATTCTTTAGGCGGTAGCCATAATTTACTCCCTACCATCTTTTGACCGCTTTTTAGGCTATACTGCACGTTTAATACAGCATTGTCCTGTGATTCAGAACCGTACTTTGCAACGATGCTTGCTTTATCCATGTTTAGGTTCGTATTATGCAAAATAGAGGGATACCATGTATCTCCCAATTTACTTTCATACCTATTAAAAAGTGTGATTGTATCGTTATACATCGTATCCCCCTGTCTATAATGCCCCTACTTTTTTAAAAGCTTTAAAAATCTTTTTAGACTGTAAAGCAAACCAGTCAATCATTTCTTCATTTTTTGCCCAACAATCTACGTTGCAAGACTGCCCATCTAAACCACTTTCATATAAGAAAGCGTGCATAATCTCATGCCTAAGCACACTTTTTTGAACCGATTCAATGTTATTCACAGAATCAACACTTTTTTCAAAAATTGCAACGACTATTGTTTTATTTGAATAATCGCAATAACCAGACAATTCTTGTAGTTTTTCATCTTCATTCTCATGTCTGAATCTAATTTTATATGTAGTTCCTAAAACATTTACTTTACAATCTTTCATAAATACTCCGTTGGGTACATTCCCATATACAGTAGACTTACTCCGTTGGCATCTGTGACACCCGATAAGTAGTCTCTTATTGTGTCAGAGTATAACTGCTTTTGTGCTTCCTTATCCGCTAAACACTTATCTATCAATGTAGCCGTACCTGCGTTACTGGAAGTCACATAGCTTATACTCTCGTTTCCTGCACTCTTAGATGCTACCTGCTTACTCATCACAGTTCCATCTTCTAACGTGATGTAGCCTTGTGATGCTTCGACTCTTGCTTCTGCCTGCTCAATCTTGTATGTGATTGACAGAAGTTCGCAGATACATCTTTTTACTGCTTCTGCATCGTCCTCATCGGTCGGAAAAGCAATCTTAAGTTTCTTTACGTTATCCACACCTGTTGTGGCATTATCTATCTTCTTGCAAGAATCCCAGACCAGACGATTAAAGTCTGCTTCTGGGATTGCTTTCTCTCCAAAAAGGTTTTTGTAATATTCATAGTCAACATAATTTGCCATGAAATCACTCCTTTTTATCCGTTGGATTTAATAACACCCATGCGGATATTCTTCTGGTTAAATGCTAAAGACCAGTTTGCTTTAGCTCCTAACTCTGCATTTGTAGGAGACTCTTTTGCAATCTTGTTAGCATTAATAGAAAATCCGTTAGGATGTAATACATAACCCTGTTTTGTATACAGCTTTTCAATACCGGCAGATGTTTCTGGGTCGTAGTTTGTATAATAAGGATTTTCATAGTTTGTCTTATCACAAGTCAATACTGAACCTGTACCAAGCATATAAGTTTTGTATACTGGGTTTGTTCCTGTTGTATCAACTGTAAATCTGTCTGTTACCAGTGGGATAAATCCACCGATTGTAGGAAGATTTACTTCTCTTTCTACTGCGTTAGCAATAGTGTATTTGTTGTAGTCAACAAGTCCCATTGCTTTGTACTTTGCATAAATGTAAGAGTTTAATACAAGTAATCCCATCTTGTCAGCGGAATCTCCTAAAGCTTTCTGCTGTGCGAAGATAAGTGTTGTATCATCAATTTTGTTTGCATCTCCTACAGTGCCCTCGCCAGTTAAAGATAAGTCTGTAATATGGTTTTCCATACCAGACAGGCTTAAAACTGCATCAACTGTAGTCATTAAGTCACGTGTTCTTACCTGCTTATAGAAGCTTGCAACAGAGTTTGCAACATGAGTCATAGGGTCTGCACCTGTTAACTCTTTTGTAAAGTCTTTTGATTTCCAAGCTTTCATTCTCTGGATTAACATACAAGTCTGTTTCTTTCCTGTGATTTCAACAGGTGTATTGTCTGTTTCTCCATCGTTGTTTAAAGCCTGTGAGTCCTGTTCATCAATCGGTGTATAGAACGGAATTGTTGCGACATTTCCTTTTTCTCCGATTAAATCCATGATTGTATTGTCCTGTGCTAACACACCAGATGCAATAATCGCATCATTCCATGTTGGGTTTTCTGTCATATAACGAGAAAATTCTTCTGGGTCAAAATAAAAACCGCCAAATAATCCTGTTCTTGGCATAAAAAAAGTCCTTTCTACCCTAAATAAGAATAGATAAGGACTTTTATTTGTCCCATCTACCTACAACTATTAAGGGATTTTTAGGTTAGCGGCTCACTTCCATATTGTGAGTCGGTATTATCTATCTGTCATTTAATAAGGTTGCATAGTAGTCTGGGTCCTCTGCCTTAAGCTTCATTCTGTCGTCTAAAGACATTTCCCTTAACTTCTGTGTTCCCTTTTTCTGCTCTCCGCTATTGAACTTAGTTGTAAAGCTTGGGATCTTAACATCTGGTACTTTCTTTTCGTCAACCAAGATGTTCTCAATTGGTTTTCCATCTTTAGTAGTAAGTTCTTTAAATACATCTTCTGCATTTTTCCCATTCTCTTCTTCTAAATTCTGAATCATCTGGGAACGGATAGAGTCTTCTGTGATTGCATTTACAAATTTTTTATCAGATAAGAAATCTTTTACCTTGTCTCTTAACTCTGTCTGCTTAGCTTCTTTTGCTCTTGCTTCTTTTTCGTCTGCAAGCTCCTGTGTTAATGTTGTAATCTTAGTCTTAAGACCGTCAACATCTTCTTTCTCTAATTCAGCTAATCTGGTCTGTACATCGTCTAAAGATGTTTTGTATTCATCTTTTTTCTCTACCTGTTTATTATAATCAGCTACAGTCTTATAATTTTCGGCATGTCTTTTTTTAAGCTCTGCCTTTTTCTCTTCTGGGATTTCGATTCCTAATTCTGCTAAAATCTGTTCGTAATTCTGCATATATATCCTCCTACATTGTTTGTATACCGCTATGTCTGCGGTAATGGATTAAGACTTATATACCTAAGTCAAGGTAAAAGAAATGTGGGGACTTGAACCCCACACGAGCCTCGAACTCTTTTCCTGTTGTCGTGCAACCAAAAACGCTTAAAAAACTCTGTACTTACAAGGAGGCTGTAGCAAATCTGCATAATTCCTACATATTTATTGTAAACCCTAAAATATGCCGTTTCAATACCCTCTTTTTTTACATTTCCGCAAGTTTCTTTATCTGTCGCTGTATCTCTTTTCTCTCGTCCATAAAGTCAGAATCAATAACCATGGAAGAAAGCATATCATACACTTCCACCATCAATCTACCGACCGATTCCATAAGCTTATCACGGTGTCCTTGATCTCCGTTTTCTTTGTATGCCATTTTAGAATTTAAGTAATTTTCATACAATGCATCTATATTTTTATCATACTTGCCATTGCTGTACTTCTTAATAAGATTCTCTCCTGCATCCATGACGGTTTCCGCTATGTCTCCATGCTCCATCTTTTCCAGATTGCATAATGTTGTTGTAATCTTATACATTGCATCAAGATTAGATGTTGTGAGCTGTTTTAATGCTGAGTTTTTTTCTCTTTCTAGCTGTTCTTCCAGAACATGTTTGATTTCACTCATAATTTGACCCCCTTAAGCTTCTTTTTGTATTTCTCATGTATGCAGTCCTGTGTCTCTGTAATATACACCATGTCGTATCCTACAGAGATTAGATCAGTAACCATCTTTTCAACTGTTTCTAGCTCTTTAGATACGTCTTTTACCAGACATTCTACAAATAGTGCATCCGATACGTTTCCGTTCGTTCTAAGTTGCTGTGCGTACTTCTCATAGGCTTCTTTTGTCTCTTTCTCCCAGTTGTGATACTCTATAAAGCCATCCTCTACGGCTTTCTGCTTTGTGGATTTTCCGATACTTAGTCTACTGGCTGTATACCAAGAGTCGGGAATCACTTTTATAGTACCGCTAAAAGAATCTTTTAAAAGCTTGCCGTGATGATCTACAAAATACCTGCATATTTCACGTCTCTCCAAGCTTTCTGTAAGAAACTGGTATTCATGTAATCTTTTGTAGCCTTTCAAACCTAAGAAGTTGAAATAGTCTGCCATTTGACCGTGTATCATCATAGCCGCTACATATCTTTTGTTGATCTCGTCAAAGATATCTTCTGTTTTTGTTACTTCAAGATTGTTTGTAAATTCAATCATGATCGCACCTCCTTAAGAGATACGCTTTATAATAATATTCGCATCTTTTACTATTGCCGCTGTTGTTCCTACATTTCCGATGCTTACGATTAAGCTACCGCAAGATGGTACAGTTACAACCGTTGTTGCTCCCACGTTCTGAAATGTGTTCGCTGTAACTACTGTATAGTCCATTTCTGTTCCACCAATAGCTTCTCCGTTAAGCTCTACAGCAAGTGCCGTTGCTCCTGCTGCATTAGCGGATACATTTCCGTTAAATTCTACCTCTACAGTCATAGGACAGTTTGATCTATTCGTTAACGTAAACAGACCAGACCCCTCTACATGATTCAGCCACCCATAATTACAAGTACAACGTCTGCTACTATATCGTGTATTCGCAAATAGTACGTTTGCACCACTGTTTACATCCTGCTGTGCTACATTTACCGCATTTAACATAATTTTCCCTCCTAAACAAAAATAGGATGCCGAACCCGACACCCTATCGTCAATATATTGCTAGTCTACTTAGTAGATATGGATTCTCCAACAAGCTTTGAATTATTTACACATTTACACTTCCGCAGTTGCAACCACCGTATGCATACCCATTATAGGATACATAAGGACTTGCTGTAATGTATGCAGGTGTTGGGAATGGTCTAACAGCATCCACAATGTTCTTAGTCTGTGATACCTGCGAAATCTGGAAGTTAGATAACTGTAAGTCTCTATCTCTGTCCGCAAGTTTATCTCTAAGATTCTGGATTGTGTTGTCCTGCATCAACTGGCGTGTAGCCTGTCCGTCTGCGAGGATTGTTTCCTTAATATCACAGCAACATTGTGCCATCTGTGCCTGCATATTCTGGGCCATTAAAGCCGCATCATAGCGGTTCTGTAACACTTCTTTCTGTGTTTCACAGCAACAAGCCTGCTGTTGTGCCTGCATCTGCTGTAATCCTAACTGTGTTGTGTATCTGCTTTCTAATACGTCTCTCTGTGTCTGACAAGCTGTATTAGATACGTTCTGGTTTGTATTGAAAATATCTCTCTTAACAAACTCATCGGATAAGAAAGCATTTTCGCCTGCGGTCGTTGCGGTATCGTTATTTCTTCCCCATCCGTTACCACAGAAAAGGAAAGCAATTAAGATAATCCAAATCCACCAACCACCGTTGCCGAAGCCGTTATCATATCCGTCATTTCTTGTCACTGCCGCTACATCTGCCGCAGTGAGTCCCATTGCTTCATTCATTGTTGTTGTCCTCCATAAATTTATTTACCAAGCTGTGCACCGCTTAATATCTATTTGTTCACTTTGTCCACAATATCCTGTGGATTCATGCCCTGCTGTTGGCATAGGCTATTAAACACTTCTTGTGGGTTCTTTCCCTTGCACATTTCCATTGCCTGCTTGATCGCAGGGTTTGTCTGTGCCATGCTCTCAACCATAGACTGCGGATTGTTAGACCCTCTTACCATGCCCATTACCTGCTGTACCATTTGCATAGGGTTGTTGTTTCCTATCATACCGCCTATCATGTTCATTAAAGGATTACTCATTGCTTAACTCTCCTTTCTCTGGTTGCTCTCCTAGCTTTGCTAGAAGTTCTTCAAACTCTGTTCTTGTAACATATCTATTATCATAGTTTACATTTTGTTTTTGGGCGTTCTGCGTGGCTTCTGGCGGTATCTCCTCGAATCTAAATACCTTAAAAGTTGCACTGCCCATTCCATCTACACTCTTTACATAAAAGAAAGGTGCGTTGTTATCCATCATCCATGCTGTAGCCCCTGGCTGTACGATCTGGTTCTTTGCTCCCTCTATGCCTGCAACTTGTATCCAATTAACATTCTGTGTTGGAACTTGTGTCTCTGGCATTGGTTTATTGTACTGCTGTTGCATTTGCTGTAACTGATTTAGCCTATCCTGCAACTGCATTGTATCCTGCTGATACATTGGTGCATAAGGATTATAGTTATATCCGTTCACTCTTCCACCTCCCTTTTATGTGTAAATTATCGCATTAAAAAAGAGACTCTAACAGGTCGTTAAAGTCTCATAAAAGTATCATATTAAATTAAAAAATTAGCACCATGATAGGGGTCATGGTGCTTGAAAATAAGGATAAGATTGAGGAACACCAATTGATGAAAAAAGGTGTCGTTGAAAAATAAAAATTAAACCAACATTTGGGGAAATCAAAATGTATTTCTCACGCTCACGATATTGTGAGCGAATGGAAGCAACAGGACTCGAACCTGTGACAGGTCGGTTATGAGCCGACTACTCTGACCAACTGAGTTATACTTCCACGGACTCCGTTAGGAATCCATCGTACTATATTACATAACAAAAAATAAGAGAAAGGATTAAAGTATTATAAAATGAAAAAGCATCTCCGAAATAAACCACGTTCATTTAAAACTTAAAAGAAAATCTTATAATGATTTATTCAACAACTTATTACTTGTTACATTTATATTGTATCATGGATTTTTGCCTTTTCAATACCCTCTTTTTTACGCCTTTTCGTAAGTCTTTTCAAAGATTTCTTTCTTACATGGGTAGATTTCCCCGTCCACACCAGTTATAAGCATATCATCTTTTCCAAGTAACATATCTCCCTCTAATGTTGGAATGATATAGTGATCATCATCATATCTTTTGATAATATATCCATTGTATTCAAGTTCTATTGGTTTACCATGTCCATTTTTTATAAGCTCATCAAACGTGATTGCTTCTATCTCAACAGGTTTCTTTACATATTTAGCCATGTTTTCACTCCTTATTCTGCAATTAGCCATTTGTTAGATAAGATATTATTAAGTGTGTATTCCACCATTTTTGTATCTCTAATATCTAATAAGTCTCCTTTTTCTCCGTTGTCCTTGTCTCTGCACTGCATCATAATAGTTTCTTTTTCTGTATCCCAGTACCAGAAACCACCCCACGATGGAAGTTTTACTTTACGCCCTGCTTTCATTCTTTTAAATGCTTCTGCAAACGACATGCCGACATCTTCCACTACAAGTTGTACTCTATATCCGTCCTTGTGTACGATTCCATCTTTTCCATCTGTAATAGATGCAATCAGTTCCCCATCTTTTGTGATATTTAGCTCTTTAAAATTTATACCGTCAATTACCATTCTGTTCTCCTTAACATACTCTAATAATCTTGTTATTAACTCTCCTGCTGATTCTCTTTGCTGTAGACAGACTTATGTTCATAAACTCTGCACATTTCTCTAGTGGTATATTCTTTGCCCGATACTCGAACAATGTTCTTTCAACATCTGTGAAGTTGCAATACGTACGGAACATATTTAGTTCGGGTACGGTAAAATCATATACTTTCAAAAGCAAACACCTCACTGTTTGTCGTGTGTTGTCAACGCATTTATCAGATCGTCTCTGGTTTTTTTTAGACCCTCAATGTTGTTTCCTGTGATCTTGTTCTCAATCAAATTAAACATGCTTTTCATGACTAGGTTCATATCATCACGTTGATTATTAATAGCACTGTAGTCACTATTTAGCTTTTGTTTAATTTCTTTAATATCTGTCTCTATATGATCTATTCGATGTTTCATATCGTCCGTAGGCTTCTTGTAATGCTTATAGGCAGTATATAAGACTCCTATCGCACTACCAATTGTTATAATCCACCCACAGGCTACCATAATTTTGTTTATAGTATCCATTATTTACCTCGTGCATTGTTGTATCGTGTCGCTGCACCTCGTGCTGATGATGCTTGACTCCTGTTCCAATCTGCTGTGTTTAGTCGTTCGCTCTGCTTCTTAAGATTGTTCTCTTTGCAGTAATCATTGTAGGCTTTGTTTTGCTTCTGCAATAGTGCCGCCTTTTTCTGATACTCCATGTCAAGATCGTGCTTTAAGGCTTCGTCCTTTGCATTATCCACAGCCGTTTTCATGCCGATTAACTGTCGTTTCGTCTTTCTGATACGTCTTTCAAGCTCTCTCTGTCGTTTCCGTTTTTCATATTCTTTGCGATTCTCTTCGCTGTCGTAGTCCTCGAACGGATTGTTTATTCCATCCCCCGGACCGTGGGAGTGTCGGCAGTTTGCCCCATGGATTCCCTGCACGTTTCCCATACCGCAGACCGAAAAAGGCGGAAATCTTTGGTCATTACCGCTTTTGCTGTAAAACTTGCCTTGCCACCAGTAATGATTGGTTAAGTTGTCTCCACCGTCTCCAATTCTTGCTCCTAAATGTGCAGACGTGAGAATTATATCCCAGTTCATCTCGTCCATGCGTGCATCCGTGATCTCTCCTGCCATCTGACTTACACCAGTGCGGACCGCTCTTGTAGTTGCTGTTTCTATGCTGTCTCTGCGTCCACTTGGATAGGTTACGTCTGCCCCTTTGTCTATAATGTTATTAACAGCTTCTTTAACCGCTTGTGTGTACCCTGTCGTACCGCTTGCAGTCTGTGTATATGCTTTATCTACTGCCTTAATGTAATTATCATGGCAGGCATTCGGCATCGTGCCAGTAAAGTTCTGCATTTCTCCTTGGGTCTTTTCATAATTCCTTTGCAACAGTCTCTGTAGATAAGGACTTTCCCCGAGTGGTGTTGGTTCAAGACCTGCTTTCTTGTAGATTGTATCATCCCATTCAAGAGCCTTGATTCCTGCTTCTTTCATAGTGCGTGCAATCTCTGCAATACTTATCTTTGTCGTTTGTGCTATCTCTGCCTGTACCGCTTGCAAGATATACCCTGCATCCTGCAATACATCCATTTGCCACTTGTCAACAGGTGTGAAAAGGTAATCTTCCCCACGTCCTAGCCTTATCATCATTCGTTCGATAATGACGGATACAATCTTATTATGCAGTTCTTCCGCCTGCTTCTCTGCTTTCTCTGGCACATACCATAAGTAATCTGGCGTTAGCATAATCCACCGCCTATTCTTCGGGGTCTTTTACCATTAGTGCCGCATCTAGCATCTTCCCAACTGCTGCCGCATCCGCAGGCTTGCCCTCTTGCGTTAATGTTTTGTCTGTTTCTGTACTGCCCGTAACTCCCTTTTTGCAGATGTTATACAACAGCTTTTCTTGTTTTGTAAATGGTTCGGGCAGTTTCACATCTTCGCCATTAAGGTATTCAAGGTATTTTTCAATCCTGTACTTTCCCATGCTTTCACTCCTCTCCGCTTGCACCGAATAAGTCTGGCTCTTTCGGTTGTGCTTCTTCTTCAAGTGCTTTTGCTTCTTCTTCACTGAATCCCTCAAATTTAACTAGATAGTACCAGAATGGAATCTTGTTTGAAGTAACATAGCTGTACCATCTCGCTCTATCTTCATCTTCGTTGTATGTAATGTCTCCAAAGTCATACACGGTTTCATACGGTCCGCTTGGTGCTAATTGGTACAGATCAGCGAATATATTAAGTGCTGCAATCAGATCATCCATGCAGGCTTGTAATTTGTCTCTTACGTCCTTAACAAATTGTATCGTCCTCTGTTGCTCTGCTTCAACTCCTGTTGCTGTCTGGATGCCTGTTGTTTCGTTAAATACAAAGTATCCGTTAGAGAATCCGCATTTATAGCCAATCTGTGACAATAGGGCATTGATTCCTGTCAATCGTGTATCCGTGTTGAGACTTGGGTTTACCTCTTGATAGAATCCTTTAATGTCTGTGCTGTTTACATTCTTAACAAACTCTGGTAATCTCAACCGCTTCTTGCTTCTCTCGAATCCATCTTGAGTATTGTTTACCCTTGTACCAGTCTCCATTAACTTGTCGGAGTCTAGCAGCAACATTCTTCGGCTGTCGAATATCTCTGTTGCGTTCCTGCTGTATGCAGTGTCTAAATCTTTTAGCTCTTCTATTGCTTCGTAAAAAATAGGCAATCCTAAACTACAATGCAAGTCTACATTGTTCGCCTGCGGAGTCCTAAGAACTGCATACAGGCGTTGTCCGTTTAGGTTTGCAAGTCCTACATCTTCTAGTTCTCCACGCCAAGGTGTCTCATCTATGTCAATCAGCTTTCCTGTATCGTTGGCATCCTTAGAAGCATAGCAACGATTTGTAATCTGATACACGTCCTCGATGTACCTATGATATTCTAGTTTGGTGTAGTATGTCCTGCCATCACTAGAAATTTCTCTATGCACAAACACAATGCCTTGAATCTCTCCATTGCTTTCGTCTGTTACAATAAAGTTTTCTGGCGTGATCAAGTCCACACTTGAACCGTTAGGCTTTAATACTACTGTACCATATGCACAGCCATATTCTACGTGATGTCGTACCTGCTCTAGTTCTTTGTCAATCTGCTCCTGCAACCAATTAGCTCTTGCACTGCCATCTATCTCTATGCCTATTGCAAGTGTAGCAAGGCGTGCTGTCTCCGAACACACCGCTTTTGCAAAGTTGATAGTCTTGATATGTTCTTCCTTGTCTAACCAGTACGGACTGCCCTTATAGATGTATGCACATTTTTCTATAGCTCTCTGCATTTCTGGACTGGTAACAGTATCAATCTTAAATTCGTCTCTTGCCTTTTGTCTAAAAAGGTTACTTAATATCTCTTTCATTCTGCTAAATATACCCATTTATTCCACCGCTATCAGTTTAACGTTTCCGATTTTTGTTTCTATATCTCCTTGTATCAAATCACTATTAATCGTAAGCCAAACCCCACCATCATGGATAGATATTTTTTCTATATCCATGATGCCTAACATTACATTTCCAATTTGTATACAAGTTACATCTTTTAGATTTATCATCATTGTTTTTGTCTCCTTTACGCACTCTCTCCACGTCTCATGCTCATTGGACTTGTCGCATACCTTAATGCATCTATCCAATGGTCGTTGCCGTCTGGATAATCTGCCTTGATTTCTCCGTTTTCATCTACCTCATGCTCGTAGCTTATTACCTCTTCATACAGCCGTGGAGTTCTCGCAGGGTCTATGACTAAGGTCCTGCACTGTAGCCACTCATAACTATACTTACGACTACCCGGATATACGTTCGTTTTGTTTGCCACAAGTCCTGCATCTCTAAAGTCCAAGATGCTTTCTATCTCGTCAGCACCGCAGGATATAGTATAGTCGTTATATCCCTTGTTAATAATCAGCTGTGACATTGCCGTGTTTCGTATCTTCTGACCGCCTAACTCATCTATACACAATATCTTTTGTGATGCAGGCATATATGCACAACGTACAAAGGCTTTCGGGTCTGGATAGTATCCCCAGTCCTGCCCCTGGTATATTCTTTCCTGCCTTGCAATCTCTTCGTCTGTGATCGTGCGGATTTCCAGAAGTTCAAAGATGTTTGTTCCCAGTCCTACAGGGATTCCTAAATACTCATGCTTGTATGCACGCTCATTCGTCTCTTTAAGATATTCCGCATCAATCAAGAACTGATTACCTAGCCACTCCACAGGAACTGTTGTATAGTCGCTCTTGTGTCGGAAACTATCTTCTCTTGCTTCTGCTACATACTTATTTGCCCAGTTATTTGCCGAAATCGGTGGATTGAATGTTTTGAACACTACGAACTTAGAGCCACCACGCAATACAGACTGTTGTACTGTTCTAATCTCTTCGATACCTGCGAACTCATCTAATTCCTCAAACCATAGGTATTTGATATATCCTTTAGATACCTTTATAGACTTTGTTTTTTTAGCCTTGTCCAGTCCTCTATAGATTATCTTTTGCCCTGTCGGCTTGTATACGTGCTGTAATGGACTTTTAGAAGATTCCCATAGATCACTTACGCCAAGTGCATCTATTGCCCATTCTATCTGTTCACACACACTGTCTCTTAGAGTATTACCAACCTTTCGGAACACTGCCGCATTGCTGTATTCTCCATTCGTTGCGTCCTGCATGATACCCAGTATGATCTCTGCAGACACGAAAGAAGATTTTGTTGAGCCACGACCGCCATACAGATCGTAGTAAGTATGCTTTCCGTCTTGGATGTCCCAATGTACTTGATAGAAAGATGGAGCAATCACATCTGTTAGATTAACCATGTAACCGCTCCTTTACTCTCTAGGAATGTTGTTCACGATCGTGATTCCCTCTGTTTTGTTATCTTCCTGCTTCTTGTCTGCATCCCAGTGCTTAAAGTTGTTTCTTAGGTTAAATTGTGCCCCAGAACTTCCCTCTTTGTCGTACAATCTGCCCTCTGCATACTCTTCCACTCTGCTTTTCGCCCGTGTGATTGTGTCAAGAAACTCTTGTTTTTCGTTTTGGTAATACAACAAATCCGCTCTAGATGTAAAACCAAGATGCAAAGCCAATCCGGTAATTGTTGGAGGTTTCCTGTTAATCATAATAGGATAGCCGCTTTTATTTCTTACTATCTTACCATCTTCTTTTAATACTTCGCCCTCACATAGTTTAAAGTACTCATCTATCTTTTTTTGCATCGTTTTGACACTCTTGTATTTAGGCGGTCTGCCACCTGCTCCCATTGTCTCACGTCCTTTCGTTTGCATACACCTTTGTTGTCGGTCCTGCTGTCTTGTAATCATCACATACAGTCAAATATCTGTCTCTTATCAATCTCTTGCCGTTATCCTTAGTGCAGTACATATTCCCTCTGGCATATAGTGTATTCTTGCATCCTGCACAGCACAGGCTTTTATCTTCCATCCTGCACCTCTTTCTTGTACTTACTGCATACGCACATATGACTACACTTAATATTTACTAGGACAACTTCTGTCTTGTTGTCGGGGATAGCTCTTCTCTTTGTCTCCGTCACGATCTCGCAATGTACGCAATCATTACAGCAATTCTTTAGTTTGTTATTAATCAAAAAAGACACCTCCCGACTATAGTTTTATCTAAGATAATTATACCATAGTCAGCAGGTGCGTGCTTACACTCTTTTTATTTGTTCTGCATTTCTAACCATTTGTTCTCATATTAGAACTCCTGCACATCTGTCACTTTTAAGTAGAAAGCTTCTTCTGCTTCATCCTCTCCGTTATCTGTTGTGATTTCAAAGAAGATCTGTACTTCTGCTTCATTTGTATCTGTTGCTGTATATATAACATTTTTACCCCATTTAATATCAAATGTTGCTCCCTCATCAAATACTGTGTAGTATCCGTTTTCCATCATGAAGTTATCTAACTCCATGAAACTCATTTCTTCGTTTACAAGTTCCTTTTTGATTTCTTCCACGTTTAATTTTTTCATGGCTACTCCCTCCTATAATACATAATCAATGAAGTATACTGTACCTTCATATTCTACAACTCCCCAGTCAAAAACTGGCTTGTTAGTGTCAATCATCTTTTTATACTCTTCCTGATCTTCTTCCTCAACATCCCATTCATTCATATATTGTTCAAAGAATTTTACAAATTCTTCTTTCTCGTACACTGCTGATCCATTGCATAAATAGTCAACAGCTTCTTTCTTTGTATGGTTGTCTTCCATAATGATTTCAAGTTTCTTTTCTGTCTCGTCTCCCAAGTCTAAACCTGCGTATTTTAAATTTAATTCCTGTGCTTTTGTTAAATAAATATTTTTCATGACTTCAATCTCCTTTTCTTTCTTTGCTTATCTCCTTTAACTGTCTTTATTATACATAATATCTATGTATAAGTCAACACTTTTTTCAAATAAAATATTTTATTTTTTCATCATCTGTTATTTCTACTTCTATTACATCATTTACATTTTTTCTAAGCATACAGCAAATAGCATTAAGACTTTTCATATTTATTGGTTCTCCTCGCTTTATCTTTGCAAGTGTTCCCTCGCTTAAATACTTGTTTTTTCTTATTATATAAGAAGTATACCCTTTTTTCTTTAATTCTTCCTGCACATCTAATTTGTATTTTATCATCGTTTTTCCCTCCTTTTACATCATTATATCATACTCATAATTTTACATCAAGAATTTTATACATAAATTTTATGCACTTTTCTATTGACGTATGCATAGATTTTATGTATAATAAAAGTAAGTTAAGAGAACAAAGCAATCAGAAAAGGAGATAATAAGATGAAAGAAGCAATCAAAAAATTAGAATCAAAAGGATACTACATTGACAATCAGTTTGACGGATGGTTCGGAACTTTTCCAGACAGATTCGAACTCCACAAAGGAGACGAGATCGTCATGGATAATTTATCAGAATCACAGGTTATTAGCTTAGCAGAGATTTTATAAGTCTCTGCTAGACAACTTAGGAGGTGTTATCATGAAATATTTTACAGCCAAAAACTTACAGAAACTCAGAAAAGAATACAAAAAATTAATGGTAGCCAACCACCCAGACAATGGCGGAGACGTTGTTACATGTCAAGAGATTACAGCCGAATATAAGAAACTGTTTGACATGTTCAAGGCAGGGCAGACACCAGAAGAAGAAAAGAAAAATACATTTGATTACAAGGCAGACGAAGCCTTAAGAAATGTAATCAATAATATTGTTTCTTTCGATGGTGTCAATATCGAGGTGGTAGGCTCTTGGATATGGGTAGACGGTAATACATTCCCGTACAAAGAAGAACTAAAGAAGTTAGGCTTTAAGTGGTCTAAGAATCGCAAGAAATGGCATTTCTCAACAGAACCATCTGGAAAGTGGCATAAAAAGAAAATGTCTTTCGAGGACATCCAAAGAAAATATGGAAGCGAAAAAGTAAAGACTTCCAATGTTTCAAGAATTGCATAGTAAAAGAAATCTGGAAGAACTCAAAAGCTCCCAGATCTCTTTTTTATTATTATCTCGTAATCATATCCCATTATACCCAAAAAATCCTTTAAATCACTTAAGGATACTTTTTTATTATTAAATTTGTTGTTTAGCTGCTGCGGTGTTGACAATCCTAAGAGCTGTGACGCTTCTGTCATTGTCATGCCGTTCCTTTTTAGTAGTTCTTTGTAGATTTCTTTTAATTGCTTGTTGTCCTTGTAAGTAAAGTTTATATTGTATTCCATCAACCACACCTCTTTTCTGTTTTTAAATCATTATAATTTAAAATATATCATATGTCAAACGAAAAAAGTTTATTTTTACCATTGACATTTAAACTAAAATCATTTATACTCTAGTTAAAGATAAACGAAAAGCATTTAAAAAGGAGAAAAGAAGATGAAAGAATTAAGAAAAGAAATTGAAAAGTTAGTCGAAAATGAGGACTTCGTTTCTTATGAAGAGTTCATTTTCGAACTGAAAGAAGAAAAAGAAGAAGTTAAAAAATATCTTAACTGGAGAGCGAACGGTGGGAAGATGAACACTGAAACACTTCCAGACAGATATGTAGAAGCTTGTAAGAAGATTTTAGGAGGGATTGAAAATGAATAAAGTAATCGCAAGACACAAATTTTGGTTACATCAAACAGAATGTAATATTTCCACAGCTTATGTGGAAGTATTACACGAATACCAAACCGTTGTAATGTATATGGATGATTTTGAAGAAATTGATTCTTATACAACCTGCAACAAGCAAGAAGCCTTAAAGCTCCATGAATCACTTGTTGAACAGTGGAAAGATAGACTTAATAAAAATCGTCTTGTCAAGGCTGATCGTGACAGTCTTGTAATACCTGCATAACATACACCACCCACCCCGGAGGTTACGAGGGTAGAAAGTTGGGAAATATGACTAAGAACGCAGAAAAGAAAGCAAGAGCCATGTTGAGCAGATTATCAATAGAACAGCTTATAAAAGAATTTGACATGACCGAAGCTATACCAATTAGTCTTGAATTGTCCATGGTCCGTGGTTGGATTATGAATGAATTGGAAAAGAGAAATCCAGAAGCTTTTGACAAATGGCTTGATCTTGATTATCCAGATAATGAATCATTAAAAAAATTATATTTAAACGCATAGGAGAATGTATCATGAAAAAAATATTATTATCTATCATCTTAACAGCAATCATTACTACAGGTATCACAGCTAACTACATCATCACGCATCAGCAGGTAAGCGGTACAACCGGAAACTACAACATAGAAATTTTAGATCACAACTTTTCATACAGATAACATTAAGGACCAGAAAAGCTCTGGTCCTTCGCTGAAATTTTCTTGTACATTAGTGATATAATATGTATAATTCATTACAGAAAGAGGTGTTTATTTATGGCTTTTAGAGAATGTGTTGTATGTGGAAAGACTTTTGATGGGGCACCAAGTGCAAAATATTGCTCCGAAGAATGCAAAAACGCACCACGATATACAAATGAATTTAATGGAGAAAAGTGGGGAAAATTAACTATCCTAGATGCTTATAGAAAAAAAGGAAGAGTTTATGCCATTTGCAAATGTGAATGTGGAAATACAAAAACTGTAAGATACGATGCTTTAACATCTGGTCGAACTCAATCTTGCGGATGTTTTGCCGAAGCTAATTACTATAAACCATTTGACCTCACTGGTAAAATTAACGATTATGGTTGTAAAGCAATTAAGCAAATAAGAATTGGAAATCGGTATAAATGGGAGTGTGAATGTTCTTGCGGAAAGCACTACCTAGTTTCTGCCGGACTGTTTTACAAACAAATGTCTTGTGGTTGCTCACATCAAAGAAGTGCCAGAGAAAACCTCAAAAAGGCAGCGAAGACATGTGAACAAGGATATATAGAAAATACATCCATTATATCAATCAAACCTAGAAAAATGCTACGGAATAACACATCTGGAGTTCGTGGTGTTAGTTGGGACAAAAATCGGCGAAAATGGGCTGCTACAATAGTATTTAAAGGCAAAACATATTATCTAGGAAGATATCATAATATAGAAGATGCAGCCGCAGTAAGAAAAGAAGCCGAAGATGCTCTCTTTGGAGATTTTCTTAAATGGTTTCAAGAAGTGTATCCAGAACGATGGGAAAAATTCAATAAAAAGGCAAAAAAAGAAGAAACAGAGGATTAAACCCCTGCTTCTTCTTTTATATTCTTCAGATTTTCTTTTAACATCTTCACACACTCATTAAATCCGTCACGTTTACCGCTGTAATCGTCCATAGGCGGTATTAATGTACATAGGGTATATAAGTCTTGCTTATTCATTTTAAACTCCTTTAAATCATGCAATTATCGCACAAAATATAGTTGATAACACACATACATAAGATGATAACATTGCAATTTTTAAAACTTTTTGTATATTTTTATCATTTTTAAATTCCTGTAATGTACGATTTACTACCAGATCAACACAAAAAATTAATAAATATATAGCCGTTGTTGCTCCACATAGTCCCAGTGATGTTTCTGCAATACCATACATCACTATAAATAATATATTGCTCACTTTTTAGCCATCCTTTCGTACATTTCGCAAGTACACGTTAGCTTGTTAACCTGTTGGCACTTTTCTAAATACATCTTTTCCATTTCTTTTATGTCCTGCGGTGTCAATCCTGTTTCTTTGTACTCAAGAAGTTCTTTTAATGCCTTAGTTGATACCGCTTCACTTCCTGCAAACATTTTTGATAATCGTATCTGATTTTTGATAACGTCTATTGATAACCCTGTCACTTTCTTCCCCTCCTGTTCCTGTTTAAAGCATTTCTTTTCATAAATTTTTCTTTTGATAACGACTTATAATAAGGATTTTTCCTTTTGATAACATTCTTCTCTTCCTTACAATCGTCTTGAAACTGTTTATAGCCGTCACATAGGGTATGGCAATTATAAGCTCTTCCTGTGGCTTCTGTGCACCCATAGCATGGATTATCTTTCCCTCTCATAATAACGCCCCCCCACTTTATACATCTTCTGGACTTCTGTTATTTGCTTTGATAACGTCAAATCCATCTGGATAACGTTTCTCTAATTTTTCAATGTTCATTTGCATAATTTCATCCAACGACCAATTAAATGATTCACAAATCATAGCAACATACCACATTACATCCCCAAGTTCTTTTTTTGCGTGTTTCTCGTCAAACTTGCTTTCATGGAATATCCATTTTTTAACCATGTCAGTAAGCTCTCCAACTTCTCCAGATAATCCGAATAAGCCGTTAATAATTCCACCCAAGTCAATCCCTGTGTCTGGTACGTTGTCCTCTACTCCCTGTTCTAAATTATCAGCCATATTCATTATTCTTTCTGTTCCTAATCCGTCATTAGTTCGCATTGCCTTTACTTGATATTCTTTACCGTTCATTTATAACACTCCTTTATAACTTGATAACCCTTTGTCCTCTGTCATATTGGCTAAGTATCTTGTCTAATGCATCTTCTGCTTTTTTATGTGTTTTGAATGATTGTATTATGTAAATAAATCCATTCATTAACTCACATTCTACATTTTTTTCACTTGCCCGAATTTCAAGAACATTATCAAGATTTATAATCTCTCTATCTTTTGTCATTATTAACACTTAAGTCCTCACTTTCTCCCCAGTCTAACTGATTCCCACACTCACAAACTTCTGTCCATTCCTTTATGTAGTTACCGCACTTAGGGCATCTATATAACACCACATCCTGCTTTTTTAAGTTCTTATGTCGTTCTCTTATCGGCAGACTGTTAAATACAGCACCGATGTGTTCATAATCTTCTAACGTCATTGTGATCGTATCTCTTGCTTTAGCAGACTGGCAGAAGCCACTGCCTACCAGTCCTAAGATAATGCCGATGATAACAAGTAAGATTTTTAGTATCATTCTTTCATCTCCACTTCTTTATAAACAACCACATCTAAATCATTACTAGCTGGGTGCGTTAGTATTTCAACTTTGTATCCTTTTTCCAAAAAGTTTTTTACAAATTCTCTCATTGGTAACACGTCTTTCATTTTTTCTGGATAAGTTATTTTTGTTATCCGCTCTAAAACTTTTACCTGCTCCATTTTCTTTCCCACCAATTCACCATAAAATACATTTTGCGACTCTTTATCTGTATTTTTTTCAATTCTGCTTACATAATCTTTCAGTTTTTCGTCAACTATTTCAGTAAAAACCATTCCTTTTTCACAGTCATCACAAAATTCACATGAATCACAGCTATTTCCGTTGCAGTAATCTTCTAACACATCTATCATCTGTTCTCTTGTCATTTTTTATTCTCCACCATCTTTCTATAGCTTTCCTCTACCTCTTTACAAGTAGCTCTTCCATAACTAATTTTTCTCGCTATGCACGGTTGTTGCCCTTTAAAAATGCAAATAGGACACACTCTTTTACGGCAATAATTTTCTAATTCTTTTTCCTGCATTTCTCTTTTTAATTTGTTTGTATTTACATTCAATCTCATTGTTGCAATAATAGAACCTGTTTTTGTATCAGTCACGCTCATCATTGCTTCTTCGCAAGATTGATAAGAAACTTTCGTATCTAATACTCCAACATCTAATTTATTTGCCGTAATCATCTTTTCTATGCTTTCTAAAAAGTCGTGTGCTACCTGCTGTGCTATTGTCATAGTCGTTCTCCTTTTCCCTTTTCAATCTCCCATTTACCGTAGTAACCTTTTGTCATTTCCTTTAGCTGTGTCAGTGCCATAATAAAATTGTCAAGTTCGCAAGTATCAGTAAAGTTTATTCTCACTTCACTGCCTGTTTCTTCTTCCATGGTAACTGGTCCACCAACAGTTCTCCTAAAATTTAATGTTACGTGCAAACTATTGTGTTTTTCTGTTCTCATGCTTGTTCTGATACAGTCCACATTTTTATCAGCTCGATTTGAATATATTTTCATTCTCCCACCTCTAAATCTTTCGCAAGCTTGAATCCTGTTCTACCAACGTTTCTAAGATTCTCTTTAATCAGTGCCTTTTTCGGTGTCCTGTTTCTGTCGTACCAGTTCCAGTCGTTGTCCTCTCTTGCTTTTTTCTTTGTTTCATAACTTTTCTCATACTGATATTCTTCTTTTGCCATCTCTAGGCAAGCGATCATGTAATCTATTTGTTTTATAACATCCATATTCTTTCTCCTTTACTTCATCATGCTTCTGTACGGTTCAAAGAAATCTTCTTTTCTTAACTCCATTTCACATTTAAGACAAATAAATTTGCTTTGTATTTTCATATCTGAATTTATTTGTATATACTCTCTTCCAACGTCTTCATTGAATAACAAACTATTACAATATTTGCATCTTGCTACTGGCATTTTTCTCTCCTTTCCAAATCATTTCTGCGGTGTAAAATCAAGCCACTGAATTTTAGAAAATCTCATCCAATGCTTCTTCAATAACTTCTTTGATATCCTCTTCTGTTAAGTCATAATCATACATCATATCATCCATCGGAAGATGACTTTGTAT